CTGATGGGAATGTTCGACTTTCTACGCAGGAAGCCGAAGCCGGTCAAAAAGCGCGGATTTGATGGCGCTGGCACCGGGCGGCTGTTTTCTGATTTTGTGACATCGCAGCGCTCGGCGGATTCCGAGCTGCGCTATTCACTGAAAACGCTCCGCAATCGCTGCCGAGAGCTTGCCAGGAACAACGAATACGCTCGCCGATATCTTCACCTGGTCAAAACTAACGTCGTCGGAGAGCGCGGTGCGTCGCTCCAGGTGAAGGCCACCAATGTCGACGGCAGCCTGGACCAGATCGGCAACTCGATCATCGAGCAGGAATGGTCCCGCTGGAGCAGAGTCGGGAATTGCACGGTCGACGGGCGCCTGTCATTTACTGATGCCCAGGCAATGGTCGCCGAATCTATGGCTCGCGATGGCGAGGCGCTGGTCAGGTTTGTCAACTATGACGGCAACCAGGACCGATTTGCGCTCGAGTTTTTAGAGCCCGATCTGATCGATGAGGAAAAGAACGAGCGCGCCCCGAACGGCAACGAAATCAGGATGGGCGTCGAGTTCGATCAATACCGGCGCCCGGTCGCTTACCACATGCTCACCGAGCATCCCGGCGACTACCAATTCCACCAATATGATCGGCGCACTCAGCGAGTCGAGGCCGAGAGTATCTTGCACTTGTATATGCCAGACCGAGCCCAGCAAACGCGCGGGGTTCCCTGGATGTCGACCGCGCTGACATCGCTGAAGATGCTGCACGGTTATCGCGAGGCGGAGCTGGTTGCAGCCAGGACGGCTGCGAGCAAAATGGGCTTTTTCGTTTCCCGATCCGGCGATGGATTTATGGGCGACGATCTCGAGGATGGCATTGTTCCGCTGACTGATGCGGAGCCTGGCACATTCTTCCAGCTCCCGAGGGATGTCGAATTCCAACCCTGGGATCCGTCGCATCCGACTAGCGCGTTCGGTGATTTCGAGAAATCGATCCTGCGCGGCATCGCGTCCGGGCTCGGCGTTTCCTATCACTCGCTGGCTAATGACCTGACGCAAACCAGCTACTCGAGCATCCGCCAGGGCAGCATCGAGGATCGTGATTTCTACAAGATGATCCAGAGCTATATGATTTCGCATTTCGTCATGCCGGTTTATGAGCGCTGGCTGATCAATGCGTTCACGATTGGCACGGTCAATCTGCCCATCGACAAGTTCGACAAGTTCGCGAGCGCGTCGCAGTTCCGACCGCGCGGCTTCCAGTGGGTCGATCCCCAGAAGGAGATCAATGCTCACGTCGTCGCGCTGCAAAACGGCCTGATATCGCTCCAGGATGTCGCTAACGTATACGGGCGCGATGTCGAGGAAGTATTCGCCCAGGTGGCGCGTGATAAGGCGCTGGCCGAGCAGTTCGGCCTCAAGCTGGCATTCGAGCCGTTCGGCGGCGGACAATCGCCCTACGGTCCCGGCAAAATCAATCTGATGACCGGCGAATCATTCGACGCGATGACCGAGGAATCCGATGGCGACTGACTTTCCAAAGCAGGGCGACGATCTGAAGATATCGCTTCGGAATTCCGAATATCCGCAATTCGACCGTGAATTTGCGGAAAACATAAAGGAATTCAACTCCGAGATTTGGGCGCTGGGCGGGAATGTCCGGGGCAATGACGCTTTCCGGTTATGGGGACGCGCGCGGGATGGCGATGAAGCCGGTTCGGTTCTGGATTGGATCAAAGAGCGGGAAGCCTGGGCAGCGCGTCATTTTGAGGATGGCGCCCATCTATCAGATGAAGAGCCGAACAAAAGCAACGTCGCCGGAGTAGTGGCGCAGATGAAATGGGGCGTCATCGGTACGCTCGGCGAGCAAGGCATGAAGGATGCGATCCTCGAGCTGATCAAAAAGCTGGAAGGCAAAAAGGAAGAGCGCCAGCTTTCCGATCAGGTCGAGGCCGCGCTCGAGAATAAGCGCGACGAACACAACGAGGAGGTGGGCGACGATCCGCTGCGGCGGGTGACGCTCGGGATGCTGCGCGAAGTAATGGAGCGCGGCATTGGCGCCTATAAGACAAACCCGGAATCGGTGCGCCCTGGCGTCGGCTCCCCGGAGCAGTGGGGATATGCCAGGGTAAATTCGTTTTTGTTTGCGATGAAGAATGACCGATTCCAGGGCGGAAAACACGATACCGACCTTTTCCCGGCGGGGCATCCGCTGGCATCTGATGATGAAAACGAAAAGGCGGAGTATACTGGCGAGATGCAAAAATCAGAGGATGCCGCAGTGGAACAGCGACATATAAAAGAAATCGTCGAAACCGATGACGAAATCATCATCACATTCGCGAAGCCAATGGTCGAAGAGCCCGAAGAGGAGCCCGAGATCGAGGAATCTGGCGGCGATTATGATGAGGAACGACTCTCCAAATCCGAGGTATTCCATCGGATGGAACACGCCGAGATCGAGGAAAAAGATGATCGGCGCGTCGAGATGTCAGTATCGAGTGAGCTGGAAGTCGAGCGATCATTCGGTCGCGAGATGATCGTTCACACCGAGCAGACGCTCGACTTAAAGTTTTTGCGATCCGGCCATGCGCCGCTGCTGCTGGATCACGACCCCGAACGACAGATCGGGGTGATCGAATCCGTAAACCTGGATGGCTCGGCTCGGCGTCTCCGAGCGACGGTGCGCTTCGGAAGGGGCACACTCGCCAGCGAGGTTTATCAGGATGTAGTCGACGGCATTCGCTCGAATGTCTCAATCGGCTATAAAGTTCGGAAGATGGAAAGAGACAAAGACGATCAAGGTCTGTTTCGAGTAATTGACGCCGAAATCATGGAGGTCTCTATCGTTTCACTTCCCGCCGACCCGTCCGTCGGTGTGGGGCGTTCGGTCGAGGTATCCGACACCGCTACCATTAAACCCATCGAAAAGGAGGTTCCTATCATGGAACAGGAAAACCATATCGATTTGGATCAGGTACGCGCGGAAGCCGCTGCCGAACGATCCAAGGAAGTAAATGAAATGCTCGGCCTGGCCGCCAAGCACAATCAGCGATCATTCGCTGACGACGCTATTCGCCAGGGCATGACATTAGCGCAGTTCCGAGGCGCATTGTTGGACAAGATTGCCGACAAGCCCCTGGACGTCGCTGACGTTGAGCTAACGCCAAAAGAAGAGCGCCAATATAGCCTGATCAACGCTATCCGCTCCGCGCAATCTGGCCGCTTTGACGGCTTCGAGCGCGAAGTATCTGAAGAGCTTGCCAAGCGCTACGGCAAAGAGCCTCGCGGCTTTTACGTTCCGTCCAGCATCTTCAAGCGCGATCTGACTGTCGGCACTAACACCGCTGGCGGCTTTTTGAAGCCTACCGACCATCTGGGCGGCGAGTTCATCGACGCGCTGCGCGCGAACCTGGTGATCTCAAGCCTGGGCGCTCGCATGATGCAAGGACTGAAGGGCGATGTCGCCATTCCCGCGCTGAACGCGAAAACGTCTGTCGGCTTTGTTGCCGAGAACACTGCACCTGGTGCAGAGGGCGCGCCTACGTTCCGTCAGGTAACGATGTCACCTAAGACTCTGGTTCAGTATGTAGACATCTCTCGCAAGCTGTCTATGCAGTCTGATCCTAGCGTCGAGCAGGTTATCCGCGACGATCTGACCCGCCAGTTCGCGGCCAAGATCGACGAAGTGGCAATCGAGGGCGGCGGTTCTAATGAGCCGACCGGCATCACTCAGACCAGCGGCATCGGTTCTGTTGCTATGGGCACCAACGGCGGCGCAGTTACTTACGCCAAGCTGGTAGACCTTGAGAAGGAAGTCGCAATCGACAACGCGCTGGCTGGTAATCTGGCATATCTCACTAACCCGAAAGTGGTCGGTGCTATGCGTCAGACTCCGCGCCAGGCGAGCGGCGTCGAGGGCAATTTCATCCTCAACGATAGCAACACTCTGTTGGGTTACAACGTAGCAAGCTCGACGCTTGTTCCTTCGGACTTGACCAAGGGAACCAGCTCCGGCGTTTGTTCGGCTGTAATCTTCGGAAACTTCAACGACTTGATGATCGGTATGTTCGGCGGTCTCGATGTGCTGGTTGATCCCTACACTGGATCGGCTACCGGCGCGACTCGAATCGCTATGTACCAGGATATCGATGTTGCAGTCCGACACGCAGAATCGTTTGCCGCGATTCTTGACATCACGACTTGATAGTCAAAGTGGCGCCCTTCGGGGCGCCTTTTCTTCGAGGTAAATATGAAGGTTAAATTGGTAAGCTCAATCGCCTGGAAGGGCGAACACCAGGAAGCCGGGAGCGCGCTCGATGTAAGCGATGCAGACGGCCATTGGCTCATTTCTCGAGGTCGCGCGGTCGCATGGACTGAAGCGAATCAAATCGACGCAGACAATCGCGCTGCGAAGCCCAAGGCAACCAGAAAGAAAGCGGCGAAGTAAATGGCGGTCGAAACCGATATCGAGCGAGCTGTATTTTTCAGCGCTGACGATTTCGGCGTGACGGCCACCTATACGCCAAGCGGCGGAGCTGCTGCCAGTATCACCGGGATTTTTGATGATGAATTTGAGCCCATCGAGGCGGGTGGGTTTGTCCCGGTAGCGAGCAGCGCGCCGATTTTTCATTGCAAGACCAGCGACGTTTCGGCGGCTGCCGAAGGTGATGCGCTGACGGTAAACTCAACGAATTACATTATCCGGGTCGTGATGGATGACGGCACCGGGACCACAATGCTCCAGCTCGAGAAACAGTAATGGCGCACGTTCGGAAGCAAATCCGCGACAATATCGTGACGACACTGACCGGGCTGGCGACTACCGGCAGCAACGTATACCGGACTCGGGTTTATCCCCTGGCTGAAAACAAGCTGCCCGGCCTGGCAATCTACACTGACACCGAAGAGGTCGAGGTCCAGACGATCAACCCACCGCGCACTCAGGTGCGAACGCTGACGATTACGGTCGACGCATTTGTCAAGGGGGTATCGAATTTCGATGACGATCTGGATACAATTAGCGAGGAAATAGAAGAAGCACTCGCGGCGGATATCACGCGGGGCGGCCTGGCAAAAGATACCAGGGTCGTGTCGTTCGATGCGGATTTCTCAGGCGAAGGGGATCAACCCGTCGCCATCGGAAAAATCGGCGTGACGGTTCAATATGTCACGCTCGAGAATGCGGTCGATACCGCCGTATAAAGGAGAGCATGACATGGCAAAACGAATTCAGGTGTGGCCCCCAGGCGGCGGCGACCCGATAACGGTTTATGAGCTTGACGCGGGTCGGCTCATAATGAACGGCTGGACTACTGAGTCAGCAAAGGCAAAACCGAAGGCGAAATCGAAAGATCGAGCCGCAACACCGAAAGCCGAGGAGGCAAACTAAATGGCAACACTTACGGGCAACAATGGAACCGTAAAGGTCGGCTCTGTCGCTATTGCGGAGATTCGATCTTTCAGCGTAGACGAGACGATGGACACCATCGAGTCGACCAGCATGGGCGATACTTATCGCACGTTCGAGACTTCACTGAAGAGCTGGAGCGGATCGGTCGATATCTTTTTCGACGATACTGACACGACCGGCCAGGGCGCCTTGACTGTCGGCAGCGAGGTTACTGTCAACTTCCAGGTTGAAGGCGACACAACTGGCGATCACTTGCTTTCTGGCGCGGCTATCGTGACCGGGCGCACGATCAATAGCTCTTTTGACGGTCTGGTCGAAGCCTCTTTGTCGCTCCAGGGCGACGGTGCGCTGACTGAAGGTACGGTAAGCTGATGGCCGCCGAGAAATCGAAGTCGCGCGCCATCCAGCGAGCGACTGAGCATTTCAAGGCAAAGCCGTTAAAGCGAATCGAGATCGAGGAGTGGGGCGACGAGGATGGGCCGATGGTGG